CTTTAATAACTTGAATATTAACCCACTTATCAACATGGGCAATAGCAACTGCACACTTGTCATGCTTTTGTGCAAGGTCAGCATGAACATAGTATGTTTTTTCTGGATCTGGTGTAAATCCAGGATCAAATCTTCTATGACTATCCACAGGATTTCTTAAGGTCATGCATCTTTCTAACTTATCTTTTTGCTTAAAGAATGCATCAGATGAATATGTCGGGGTACAAAGGAAGCGCATCATTGCATCTCCCATATCCTTAAAGAAAGACATCTTAAAATCTTCAATACTTCTAGTAGGATTTACTTCCCATGTAGGTCTTTTAAGAGCATATACCTTTGGTATTTTATAAGAAATAATATGGTCTTCTTCCCATACAATTTCTAGTTGGTTATCTGTATTATCATGTGGTAAATCAGGATTAATTATGTAGGTATGTCTACGTTCTATTACATCTTTATCCATAATTACATCGTCATACCGCTTTGAAATAAAGTCACCTTGATAACGTGGGAATGAAAGCAATACAACCTTGCCTAAGTCTGGAAAACGAGAGTCTACAGTACCACTAAATGCTTTGTAAATATTTTCAGCAGTCTTACCTTGATCATTTCCTGTTCCTACCTCAGAGGCAAAACCAGAAATCTCATCAAGAACCGCCATCAACAAGTTCAAACCCTCGTGTGATTCACGCTCTGAGTGACCAGAGTAAACAGTAATTGCCTTGTCAAACTCAACGGAGTCTGCTTTTGGATTATACTTTCCAGCAAACCAAGGTGATCTTTCAATCTTTGATTTAAACCCTTTAAAGAATACGTTCTTGGCCTGTTGAGCATTTACTGCAACGTTAATAATATCTATAGCGTCTCCGCTTGGCTTTCCAAAATATCTGGCAGGATCTTTAAGGCAAAGTAACTTGTAAACAACATAAGCACAAGCAACAGTGGAAACAAAATCTTTACCACTACCTTTGCCCAACTGTAAGATGATTTCATTTTTTGTATATTTGTCATAATATTTTGCCCCGTCTATATCTCCTAATAGGTCTTGCAAATCTTCTTTTTTATATATCTGGCTCATTGCTTCAACAATGTCATATTGAATTACAGATAATGGTGGTTGACCAAGAAAGTCTGTAGACTCAACAAATGTCTTTGCATCTACAGGTATTTCGTCAAAGTTGTTTTCCTTAAGTACTTCTATGAAATCATTGAACATTGTGGACAACTGTAATCACTTCTCCTTCTTTTGCAAGGGTAGATAACCTTTGCATGATTAGGTCACGAACCTCTGGGTGTGATGATGCGATGTCTCTTAAGATTCCAACAAGTATCTCTTGTCGTTTTTCTATTTCTACAATTTCTTCAGCCAACTCTTTGTTTTCAAGCAGACCTGCCTTTTGTAACATATCAATACGCTTTGACTCAATATCCATTACAAGTTTAATAGCAGCAGTCTTTGCGCTAAGATTATTAGTCATAGATGCTTCATCAATAACCTCATATGACTTAGAGATTAACTTGCTATAGTGTGCATCTGCCCCAGCCAGTGCATCCTTTGCACGGGCACGAATGGCTGAGTTGTTTGATGCAGACTCTTTCCACTCATCAAGGTGTGCAACCACTCTTACTCTTGCTATTGATAAGTCTTTGGCAATCTTAGTTGGGTCGCTACCCTTTAGGTATTCAGTAACGACACTATTCATTTCATCAAGATGATTAATTAAATCCACTTCAGTTGACATATTTGCCTTCTAGTCTGTTTATTTCATCTTTAATATAAAAGATTGCTTTCTCAAGGTCTTGAATTGTTTTTGCTTCATCTTTTAGCCCTGCTCGCCACAAGTATTTGAAAGCATTTCCAATATTAAAATTTCTATGGCGAGTAATTTCTAAGCACTCTACGCCAGAAGGATCTGTCGTGTAATGAGCAGGGTGATTTACCTGATCAACGGTTATGTTTAAGTTATCGCTCATCGTCTTGAATTCCTTAGTTTAAATTTTGCAAGGTATACATAGACAGTTTCCACTGTGCATCCACACTCCTTTGCAATCTCTTCTGGAGTCTTCTTATCCATAACATAGCGTTTACGCATATAGACTTCCGATGTATATAGTTTACCAGCCATAGTATTATTTGTCAACTTCCGTATCAATAACATCATAATCATAGGCATTAGAATCTTCAAGTATCCACTTATCGTAACTTTCAACGTCCCACTTGTTTGTATTAATTAATCTATTTATCACTAGGTCTTTCTTGGTAACAAAGGATGGCTCTTTAATTCTTACCCTGTTGTTTGGCTGTACCGCAAAATTTCCGTCATCTCTCTGAATAACATGACCACATTTATGCTGCCCTGGGTTTTCAGAATACCCATCATCTAGTATGTTTGTTTCTGGGCTATGCCAATCTAAAGTAAACAGGTAAGTTCCAGGAACATTATTTTTATTTCTGTCAATGTAAGACATTCTCATATTGCTTAATGCTTGAAACTTTGTAACAGAAACATGTGGACTAAAAGAATTCCACAAAACAAGATTATGGATTGGTTCTTCTGGAACTCCTGGCTTAGCACAAAAAGCATTTATTGGCATACGCCACCAAATACCACCATCTTCCATCATAAAATGAAACAGTGGGCTTCTGGCCTTAATGCTTGACACTCCAAAGATTACACACGGAAAATACTTATCATGACTGTCTAACTGATCTCTTAAGAAGTTACCACGCACATAGCATTCAATAGGTGGTATGTTTGCATTTAACTCTGGCATTATTGATTATCTCTTTCTACTGTTTTTAGTTTATCCCAATATCCTTCTGGATTCCCCTGATAAACTTGACCTGTTTCTCTATCTACCAATAACCACTTTGTTGGCACAAGTGTATTTACTGTTAGAATAACCTTTTCATCTTCTTCTTTAAAACTAAAAGTATCTCTATCCATTAAACATTTCCTATTGCTTTATCCCAGTTATGAATAGCCCAATGCCCAATGCCAGCAGCATCTGCAACATCATAATCTTCTATCTTCTTATCATAAACAATGTCAAGCAGTTTAGTTGTTCTTTTCTTTCTAAAATCACGCTCATATGTTTTATACCAAGACAAGGACTTTCCAGGATTTGCAACCCTTACTTGCTGTTGTTCTTCCTTAGATAGTCTCTTATTACCAAGGTAGTTCTGCCATGTTATTGGAGATACCTTGCCTACCGTCCGAATACCGCACATTGCAGCAGCACCAAGCAATGCCCCTTGAACAAGAGCAAGGTCTGCAGCAGTCTTAGGGCTGTTCATAAAAACAGTATGCTCAATAACAATAGCATCAACATTAATAAAATTATTAAAAAATGCCCTAGTCTTAATAGCAGCATCCCCTACTTTTTCATATATGTCTTTACCTTCAAAGTTAATCTTGCCAACACTGTCTAATTTATCGTCAATATAAATAGCAAAGGCAAGACTGTTTGTGCTTGCATCTATAGCACAAATTCTCTTTGGTTTAGTCTTGTTCATAATCAAAGAACCCCTTTACCTCTTTTAACATTTTTACTACTGCTTTTTCACTAATATTACAGTTAGAGCAAAATCCTGAGTCATTGTAGATAGACAGTTGAACACCGCATCCACCAAGACATCTTCTGACTTTGCCCAAACGCTTTTGTCTTTTTGTGACCTGATATCTTTCAGCAATCTTATCTTTTGTAGCAAGATCTCTACACTCTTCGCTACAATAAATCTGATAACTTACTTTTGGTTTGAAGTGGTTTTCACATTCAAACCTATCACATCGTTTCACTCAATTCCTCCAGAGATGCAATTTTAATAACTCCCGCCTCTGCTTTATCGCAGTCTGACTTTAGTGGGCAGTTCTTGCAAATCTTTGCATTTGATCTATAGTTTTTCATAGGCAGTTGTTTTTCTTCCCATGCCTTACGAACAACTCTCATCCACTCAAATGCCTGATCTATCCAATTGATATAGTTTTCATTAATTTGAACTGGTATAGCAAGTAGTTCATGGTTATTTTTATTTTCATAAACCAGAACACCCTTTGCTTTCTTAAGAACCTTCATATAAATAAGCAACTGGATTACGTGACCAGCCTTTGGCTTATTTGTTCTCTTTCTATATTCAAAAACCATTTCATTAGTTGTCTTTACTTCAACAACTACTTCTTCATCTTGCCACTTGACTAAACCATCCACCTTGCCATAAATAGGAGGATCTGATTCTCTTAAATCAAACTCTGTATCAATAAGAATTCCAGAGCCAGCAAATGCCTTTCCAAGAATACGCTCATGTGAAATAATTCCATTAGTCATATTTGCTACATCATATGGAGTATTGTTGTCTTCAAAGTTGGCACCAGAAAATGCTAGGTACCAATATCTAGGACATTCTCCATGACCATATGCAATGGTAGATGGACCAAATGTTTTCTTCGTTTGAAACTTTGTACCACGATCTGCAAGGTACC